CAGTATGTAGTGCTTTAAAGATGTTTGACTCTTCGAAGGTTTGCAGAATTTCTCCGCTAAACTTTTTAAGAAACAACGCATCTGTATCACCAGCACTATTAACTTGTCCAACACGTGAGGGGGATGTATCTCCATTAGCCATGATATATTTTCCTTTATGTTGTAGTTATTATAGTTGTAGTTATTGGTTGGTTGACTCTCACTTCGTTCGTTCACAGGATTGTCTACCGCAGTAGGTCGAGGACTAATTGTCGTAATTGTCTATATAAATATGTTACCGATTACAATAACAGCAATAAATACACCAATTGTCAACACTAGTGCTTTCTCTAGTTTTGTTAACTCACGGTATAGCCGTCGTAATCTTTTTAGTTGGAACTCCATTCTTTGCTTCCTTGTAAACGTGCTTCGTATGTATGAACGATATGACATTCCACAATACTACTACGATCAGACTTAGCTTTAGCAAGCGGGAAATTCATCATCCTCTCCTACCAGATGGACCAAAATAAAAGCCCAAGATACAAGGCAGAATTACTGTGCATCCCATAAGGCTGATGTGTCCAGAAGAAATAGTGATCGGCTTTTGAGCTGCTTGCCATTTGAAGAGTCCGAAGAGGATTTCATTGTACCCTTCTCCGTCTGCGTTTGTGACTGTGAGGATTTCTGCGTTGGGATAAAGGGTACATAAGATGATACACGTGCAGAGCGTAGACACCCCGATAACAGCAAGACAACGACGAGTATAAGAAACAAATTCAGAAGTACCTGCTTTAGCGAGTTCAGCTTGGAGTCTAAGAAAATTATCATTTGCACGAGCCTCTCTCGCCATTTCAATATCGTGCTTTTGTTGGCGAGCTTCAAATATATACCCAAACACACCCTTGAGAATAGCACCCATAGCCGTGCTGCCCCCACCCGTAATGAATAACATAAGGAGTTCACCCATCTCACTTCTCTACTTTATCCCGTAGTCTGTCCAACTCTTTCTCCAAGTATTTTAATCTCTCAAACTGTTGATGGTCAGAGGTTATCGGAGCGTCTTGCATCTCCAACAAATGATTAAGGTCTGCTTTAGATTGTTCGGCAAACTTCTCAAGATGCATCATACGTGCTGACAAATCACCCAATAGCGTACCCTCGTGTTGTACCCGGTCTAAGCTGCTATCTAATACCATCAACTTGTTCCACACTACGGAGTATCCCCACACACACGTACCAACAATAGCTATGACTTTCGCCATGAATGCTAGGTTGGCTTTGACCTGTACGTTTTCTCCTATCTCTGCTGCCATATTCTTAATCATAGTAATCAACGACTACCTAAGCAAAGAAAAAAGATGCCTTGAGGCACTCCTTAAAAACTCCCTGAAACCGATAAAAGGGAGAAAACCCATAGGACTGCCCAAGGCATCTTCACACACACATTAATTATGAAAGTTAAATATTACTCACCGCAAGTCGTCTGTCAATCTCTTGATGATAAGCTTTGTCACCACTACGATAACGTGGGTCAGACTGTGCTCGTGCTAATTCCTGCATACTCTTGAAAGGCATAGTGGAAGAACCGCTTACTGCTCCCTGTACCAGCTTAGGTTGTGTTGCACCTGTAGCATTTTGATACCTAGCGTACAATCCTTGCACTGCTAACTTCGCTTGGTTGATCGTGCCTGATGTGACAGCTTCGTCAAATGCGTCGATCTCTTCCTGCGGTAAATGTTCGTTGGCCCATTCAGCCATTGCATCGTAGCTATCACCTGCGACTCCTTTGATCTGGGCTTCCTCTGATTGCAACAACGCCTGTTGACCAGCTGCGTAACTATCGACAAGATCACGTGGTAATCCTACTTCTTCAAGTTTCTTATAAGTTTCTTCAGACAGTTGACCGTCGTTAGCAAAGAACTCCTGACTAGCTTCAACAACAGCTTCATTATAATTACCAGCTTCTTGGTTGTCGTCATCGTTTGTTTCTTCTTGCTTCTGTTCTTCTTGTTGTACTTCTTCAACTTCTTCTGCCCCCTTGCCCATTCTTTTCTCAAGCTCCGCATATGACTTAGCCATGTCCTCCGCTGATTCAAACTTTTCAGGAAGCCATTCAGGACGTTGCGTTGTTTCCTCAGCTTCAGGTTCCGTTTGTTGAACTTCAGGAGTTTCAACCGCTTCGTCAACGGGTTCGATCTCATTCGGTGCTTTTTCATTTATCTCTACTCGGTGTAATTCAGCCATGATAGTTTACTCTTCGGGTGGTGGTTCTTGTTGTTGTTGTGCCATGTACTGCTCCTGTGCTGCGTTGATAGCAGGTGCGACTGCGGGTGATCCGAGTTTCTGTGCCATCTCCATCATCTGTTGCTGTTGCATAGCTTGTTGAATTTCTTCTTCCGTCTTGATCAGTCCCTCAGTTTCTATACCAAGAGCAGTAGCACGACGCTTGAAGTAATCACTAACATTCAGATACTGTGTCACTGCTTGTGGTCCTACTACCTGATTAGCTCCTGCCAAGAATAAGTCTAGACGTTGTAAATCATTACCACGACCAAGTGCTTCAACACCAGTAACGATAGTAGGTTTAACAATATCTTTAGGTAGCTTAGGCAGACGCTTGTCCTTGGACATACGATCCATCAGACGACTGACGATTGGTAGTTGTAGTTCCTGTGATAAGAGAGAGTAGAGACCGCCAAGGGCAGCTTCCAGTTCTTGACTGAGCATTCTTATCTCCTCAGCGGTCACTCTCTCGGCATCTCTAACAACCCCTGATGTCAGTAGAAAGGCTTGTGACAGACGATCCGTAATCCCTTGCATTGTTGCTTGAGCAGTGCGGAAGTCATTAAATTTATTCAGTTGTAAAACAGATACGTCTCCTTCAGACCCTTGTACGATTGCACCGTTAGGAGCTTCAGCCAGTGTACGTGAACGTGTTGTACCGTTAGGATTAACCATGAACAATACTTTAGCTGCTGCTGCACTACCCTCGACGATAGCTTTAGTCAGAGCTTCCAACGACTTGATATCACCGATGTATTCCTCAACGAACCCACGTCCGTAGTCTTCTCCGTCTATTCTTGTATAACGTAACGGTAACCAAGGAGACTTCTCTATCGGATACGATCCAATGCTCTCCTCAATAACGATACCCTTGACGTCTTGTTGTACATTAAACTTGTCTCCCTCTCTAACGATAGATGTGTACAGATCGCAGGTGTTCTCTTTCTCTTCACGGTACACTTCTTCACGAACACTCTCAGGTAACATCATAGGTGCTACCGTTTCTTTGACTGCTATGTGTGTAACGTTACCCATTGGATCACGCTTAACAACGTAACGATCCAAACGAAACACTCTCATGCCTCCTTCATCAGGTAAGTACAACAGACTGTTACCACTGATAAGAAGATTCTTGAGTGCTTGGAAGATACCGTTCCTGAAGTTCTGTACTTCTACTTCCTGTGATACACTACGCTCAACATCAGCCAGTGCTTTCTCTAAGTCCGTCCGTAACTGCTCCGCTCCCTCTGGTCCTAGTTCAGCTTTTGCTTTATCTAATTCGTAGCGATCTATGACCAACCGAAAGAACGGAGCGTTAGGCGGTAGTAGGGCAAGTAAAAGTTTAGACGATAGATTAAGAACACCACGTGCTCCGATGCCTTGATAAGGTGTGTAATACTTATTAGCGTAGTTGTGACCGTCAGGTGGTAGAACATACGGCAGGGTCAATTCAGAAGAGGTACGTCCTCTATCTAAGAACGACCACCGCTGATTCTCTAACGAGTGATATAGACCCTGTGCTGTTTCTTGCATATCTTAGCTTAACCAGTCTGGTTTAGGTTTCTTAACATAGGACTCATCAGCATCAGCCATAGCTTGTTGATTTGCATCCCAATCTTCTACCTGTAAGTTAGCACCTGTGCGAGCGTTGTACTCAGCAAATGTTTCAGTTACTTTAAAGGTACGATCTTCGGGTAACTCCTCACCATTTAATTGTTTCTGCATTAAGTCGTTACGACGATCTACGTTTGTGAAAACAATAGTACCTAAATAATGGTTGGCTACACGATGCATTTCATCTACACCTTTACCGTTATCGTATAAACTATCAGGAGCATCTTTAGCGTGAGGTGATAGAGTAGTAACATTACCAGCTTCATCTCTTACTCTTAACTCGGAAGAAGCGGTAACATCCTCAGCATACAACTGCACCATGTCGGCAGGGCTAGATGTAGGAGCA